CTCAGGTTCCCAGGTAATTGTTCCGGTGTCTACGCCATACGCAAGGTCTACGCCTGCGTTAGGAAATATGACCTGATTAGGGCGGTAAACGTCGTAGTCAAAAACTAGTTCGCCCTCGTCAGTGACCTCTAGCAGTTCATATTCAACCAGTGACCATACGGTTTGGCTGTTTCCGTCTAGGCCACGTGTAGAGCTGCTGACGTTAATCAGTGAGCCGAGCGGAATGTTGGCTAATGGCTCTAGTGACTGCAGCACGCCATAACCGTCAACACGTGTTGATTGCGTGATTTTGTAGGTAGTCATGGCGTGCTGCTGTCTGTCTAGTTATTAGGCAACGGTGATTGACTTAACTTGTGAGTCGTCAGCAATGAACGTTGCAACGTAGCCGTAGTAGCTAAACGTGCGCCCCAGGGTGGCTGGCACCTCAACGCTGCTAATGCCACGAACCTGCTCGTAGAACTCGATAGCTGTGCCACGTGCAACAATCATTGTGCCTGCAGCAAAGTTTTTGTCAGCAACCAGGTTGAGGCCGAACGGGTTAAACGTGTTGGCCTGGGTAACGGTGCCGGTGCCTGCTGCGTTGACGCCCATTAGGCCTGCTGCGCCGGTGTATGGGAACACAGGCCGTTTGTCAGCGTCAAGCTGCTGCCCCAGGTAGTACCAAACGTCAGGTGAAACAAACACGTGGTCAGGCAGGAAGTTAGTCGCTGTCAAAATGTCCCGTGCTGCGTCGTACAGGCTCATAATCAGGCTGGTCGGGTCGTTTGAAGTAACTGTCCAGGTTGAGCCTGACGCTGAAGCGCCTGCAACGATGGCGTCAGCTGCTACGTCGTCAGACTTGTCAAGGTATTCGTTTGCCAGGTCAGCAAGAATGATTTGAAGCGCTGCAGGCGAGGTGAAGTCGATGTCCTGAACTGAAAGCGTAACCTGACCTGCGAGCGTTGTTTTGCTTACCACGTTGCTAGCGATAACAGGCGTAGTGGCTGACACTGCTGACAGTTCTGACGATTGTGCGTCAATGCTGGTGTGCGTTGTCCAGGTAGGCCGAATAAAGGTTTTGGAGTTGCCACCGTCAGGCATTGCACGTGCGCCGACAGCTGCGACAACGGGTCGCACATAGTTAAAATCGTCAAACACAGGTGCGACGATAGGAACCGGAAGCAAACCAGGGGTGTCAGTAGTAAGCACGTCACCAGCTGCAGCTTGCATTGCGGTTTGCTTGCTCCTGGCTGCTTCTACAAAAGCGTTGTTCACTTTTTCAAACACTTCGCCACCGACATGGTAAGCAGCAAGGTATTCGCTTGCTGATGGCATGTCAAAATGCTTTTTAGGTTGTGCGTACACAATAGGTGCGGTTGGTACTGGCTCTGCTGCTGCTTCGACCAGTTCTGGCTGTTCTTCTGTCATGTTGTCCTCATTTGGTGTTTGGGTTTCGTTGTCGTCGGGTTCTGCAACTGCTGTTGCAGCGATTTCTGTAATTACTGCCTGCTTAAATGCAGGCTCAGAAACAATGCTTAGTTCCTTCCAGTTTGCTGCCTTAACGATGGTGACGCCTTCGTCATGCTCAACGTCAACAGGCTCAATGCCAATAGAAACGCTGTCGTAAGCGCCCATCTTTAGCAGCTCAACAATGTCGTTACCTTCAGCAGTGCGAGCAATTTCTGCGGTAAACATAACGCCTACGTCGTCAACCTGTTGACGTTCCGTCACCATGCCAACAATTCGCCTGCTGTCGTGCTCCGCAAGCAAACGGGGTGCAGCACCGTCAGTAGGCAGTGCCCCTGGCAAAATTTTTACCTGTTCGCCACTTAGCACTGTCGCTACTTCATTAAACGGTACAGCTACGCCTGAGATAGTGCGAGGCTGGTCACCTGCTGCAGCGTCAAGCGTGATTGCTTGTGCGTTAAATCTAATCATATTGCGTTCTCGTCTCTGATCTCATCACGGATATTTTCTGTGTCTAGGTTAAACGACCTCAGGTAAGCGTCAGTGTCAAACTCAACGTGTTTGCCACGTGGCAGCACCTGATTACCGCTCAACGTCTCAGATATGCACGTTAAAAACGGTGTCGCACCAAAAATAAGCAGGTCTTGTCGTGCCTGTTGTGCGTTCATATAAGTGAACCCGCCAACAGCAACGCCAACCAAGTAGGCAGGCACCTGGCATAGGCGTGACAGCTCTAACGCTGCGTGCTGTCGGCTTTCTGTCAACTGCAGCACGTTAGGGTTTTCGTTAGTCATTTTGTATTGCACGTGCTGATTGAGGGCGCCTACTGCGTTTGTCTGGCGAGCCTGCGCCCACGCTGACGCTAGTTCGGTCAGCTCTTCAGCGCTCATTGGCTCACCGTCAACCTGTTGCAAAAAGCCGTTAGGAATAGTGTTCGATGCAAAGCGTTTAGCGCTTTCGTCGAGCCGGTGCGCAATGTCAATAGTTCTGTTACCGCAATACAAAATGCCCTCTTGCGGTGACAAAAACTGAACAACTAAATCGGTGTCAAGCTCCACACCGTTATAAAACAGGTCGTCAGCTGTCGTAAACCACTGTTTCTCATCCTGGTCAGTGCTTGTGACATTTGACGCTGGCAGCCACTGGAACGACGCAGGAAACCCTGTCTCAAATTTACTGGTAATGGCGAGAAAGCCCCGACCATATAACAGTAAATCCGAAACTAAATTTGAGAACAGGAACTGACGTGTGACACGGGGGTCAGGCCGTGTATACCAGCTTTCGCCAAGCACATAGTTTTTTTCGTACTCCGTCGTCGTCGGGTTCCATTGCAACGTGTAGCTGCGCAGGTTAAGGCTTGCAACCGTAGAACTAATGAGGCCAACAGCACGTGTAATAGTCGGTATCGACAGTGCACGCTCAGCTTTCGCCCCGACAACGTTGTTGCTGAGCGTGCTGGGGAGTACCGCACGACCAGCTGCAGCTTTAATGTCGCTGACACCGTAAGCAGGCGCAGCTTTAGTGCGAAATAGTCCCACGACGCAACGCTAACACCAATAACAGCTGTTTAGGTGGATAGGCCTACCATAGGTTTTGTTTTGTCAACAGGCCGTGCTGACATGCCTGCTGCAGCAATCATGCACCTGCATTGCTCAATGCTTCCTGGCGATTTAGTGCTACTAATAGTAAGTTTGCCGCCAACAGCCCTGCCAGACACTGCACGATTGACGTGTTCGTTCAGGCTCATTTGGTCATTGTGCACAATTTTTTGTTCCATAATGAGGCTGCGCACAATAGCGGTGTAGCTAGTCAGCTCCCGCTGCCCCCACATAGTCGCACGTCGTTTTAGGTCAGGCGGGCACAAAGCGTGCAGCCCTGGCGTCAACGCAAATTGTAGCTGCTTGTCTTTTGCCAACAGTTGCGCCTGCTGCCACATTTCCTGCAAGCTCTCAACACGAAACTCGCTGTACGCCTGCAATTTGTTATCTGTACGTTTAGCGACACGAACACCGACATAGCCAACGCCGTCAGCGTCACTGTCGATAGCGACAACACCGCCTGCAGGCATCGTGTCAGTAGTTGCTAAAGCTTCCCAGGTGCCGTGCGGTAGCCAACTGCCTACAGCCGATGTCCACAGATTTAGATCAGTGCGCAACCACGCTTCCCTGTTAGGGCTGTTAAATCCATCTTCTAAATCCTGCATTGTCAAATTGCCTAAACCCATGCTGGGATTTGCCATATGCCAAAACGACCTGTCGTTAACGTCAATGTTTGGGGGCGGTGACCATTCTGCAAAGTGCATACGACCTGGCTCGCTTTTTTCTATTTGCTGTATGCCCCTCTCACGCCACCTGATTAAGGCGGTGCTGTCCTCAGTTCCTGCGGTGCTTGTAAACACTGCAAGCGGTGACCGCCTTGCACGCTGCGTAGGTAACAGGCCAGCGTCAATCACTAGCTCAGGCACAGCAAACAGCTCGTCAACGACAAGCAGGTCAACCGTTAAACCGTGACCCGATTTAGGCGACGCAGATTGTATACGCCACCACCTGCCGTCGTTATGCTGCGCCATCATACGACCTGACGAAACAAACGTCTTAAACCCGTAGCTGTCCTCTAACACAGGAAACAACGTCAACGCTATAAGCTCAGCTGTTGTGTAAAGCTGCGCAACGCTCAACACCTGCTGCGGTTGCTCACGTTGACGACTAAAATCAGTTAGCCACCAGCCAATAAGGGCAGACAGCATTACAGTTTTGCCTTGCTGCCGTGCAGTGCTAGTCAAACTGAACCGGTGCAACAAATCACCGTTGCCGTCGTGCTGTAACGCCTCATACAACACCTGTTGCTGCCAGGGATACAACACAACGTTTAGGTGTTTCTCAGCCCAGGCCACAACCTGACCCCCGTAACTACCCGCCCCCCAACTAGCTGTTACCAATCTAGGCGCAATCTCGCCAGGTACGAAGTGATTGCAGTCGTTTAGCGGTGCATCGTTCACATTCTCACTATCTGGCGAGAGATATGGCGTT